TTGAGGTCTGTGATACCATCCTTGTATTCATGTCTAAATACATACTTCATGATATTACCAAGATAATATCCCTTTAACTGATCCGGGGATAGCTTGGCTTCGATAATATCAATGACTTCCAGACCACCTGATTTATAGTGGCTTGGGTGATTAACCTTGTCATCATCACTCATCATAAGCATTTTCCTGATATGGAAGGGCGTCTTCAACGGGATCATATACCGTGCCAATTTTCAGACAGATGGCTTTCTTATACGGAAAGTCAACATAAATATTATTGAAATCCTCCGCAACCTGCTCACACCGTGCAGGTTCATCGCCCATATAAAGAGGCGTAGTATGAACTCCGGGTCCCTTCATAAAAGCAAACACGACAAGAGTAACCCATACATCTACCATAATTAATTCTCCTTTGTTGTGCTATCCAACAGTGCATTGATTCTGAATCTTTCAAAAGGAAGACCATCAACCAAGATATTGGTGGCTAGTTTTCTAATTCTATCTGAAGATATTCCAGCAAGTTCGCATACCTCTTCCATGTCTTCTGAGGTAACACATGCTGAAACAACAGTAAGCCATCTGGTTGCCGCTCTACGATGTTCCACGATTGCTTCTGAATCTGTATTTCGTGGTTCCTTGGTGGCATCAAGAAGAGCCTGAGCCACAACAGCAAGCCAGAGAATTTGCTCAGGACTCCAGTATTGATCTGAAGTCCTGAGCATACTCAATGATACATAGTCCAGATCATCATGATCTGTCTGTTCTATATCAAAGATACCCACTTGTTTATCAAGCCGTCTTTGGGCGGTTTCTGTAATTCTTGGAGAGCCAGTAACGAATGTACTTCTTGTTCGTCACAGGATTGTGACGCTCCTCTGAAATAATGTTGTATCCCTTCTGACGTAGGCGATAGACAACATCACGGAGAGACATGATGCCATAGTCAAGCATTGCTTCCCGTGCTGAGATATGGCCAACATTGGTCAGGTGTTCTTCAACGGTATTAAGGTTTGCAGTAGTCATTGATTATTTCCTCTAGTAGTTGGTTGAATTCAGGAACAACTTCTTTAGGGATAAACTTAATCCCCATGATATTGGCGTTGTAATACTCTCTGTCTTCCACGCCATCCAGCCTTGAAGTCAAAGCGTCAAGCTTGTGTTGAGCATTGGCTTCATAGTAGGTAAGTCCACCACGAGTTTCAAACTGTCGAATCATGATGAAAATAAAATTATTAACCCCGTACTTCTTGATATCTTGATTGAGGTACTTGGAAGAACCCTTGTATGTTTTCCAATCAGTGTATCCAACCGGTTTGTTTTTGAGATATCGTTTGTACTGTTTCTTACCTATATATTTCTTGTCATTCTTTTTGTTATAGACAAGGTATAAAAAACCAAAGAACCACTTGGGATCTGGATCGCCTTGATCCTTAGAATGGATCACCCATGGTGTTGGTGTAGTATCGTGTCTTACCGTCCGAGCCTGTTTCGTAGACGAGGCCGATTCCTTGGTTCGAGTCTTCCCAGCACTTGTCCTTGAAGTCGCAGTAGATGCACCCTGTCTTGAGATACTCTCTACCATCCCTAGCTTTAGCTGGGGTGTAGCATCTTTCGGGCGGAGTTTCTTTTGAGATGATGTCCTTAACTTCTTTGATTCGTTCTCTGGCATTGGGTAACTCTAAATCATGCACAGGCATATAACAGATTTCACCTGATTCCTTGTTAATGACAAGGAAGCCTCCCTCATTCTTCATGCCATCAGCTTGAATGTAGGCACCAAGCTGGTGCATGTATCCAAAGGGGTCATCCATAAGATTACCCTTTTTGAATTTACTAAAGGAGTAGCCTGATGCGCTTTTGCAATCAACAACATATCCATTGATCTTGCAATCAATATGCCCACGAACCCCATCAAGTTCATATTCTTTTTGGGAATCAGAGACATCATAACCTGCTGTCTTTACAAGAAGAAGGAGGAGGGATTCAAGAATATTTCCATAGGTAAATTTTAGTGCTGTGTCATATGGAAGGGAGTTATATGAGGCATCACTATAGGTGTGTGCCTTGTACCACAGCTGTCTATTTTTCTTCCCCAAAGAAGAGAATCGGAGGATATTATTCTCTTCAGTATCTCTTGAATCCCTCCTGTCAAATAGACTGATGACAGCATTCCTTACTTCTTCAAGGAAGATATCCAAGTCTTTTGCAGAAGGAGAAGACCCACCATTTTCAATGGTTTCCCGGATATCTCCAGTGATGTTGGAAAGTGTCATCAGTCTACCTGTTTCTTAAAACGGCAGATCATCATCAGGATTTGAAGCACCTGATGAAACAAAGCCGTCTTCTTCACTGAAGCCATCATCACCAGTGTATTCCACAAGGTTGATGATCTGTACCTTTTCGAGGGTGTAACCCCACTTCTTCCACTTGGACATCCAGAACTTTGCAATCAGAACCTTTACGTCTGAACCCCAGCCAAGTCGGTTCAGAACATCTGAGGGCACTGTGTTCTTCTTGGCATCCAGAACAAGCGGTGGCTCATTCGAGGTGCCATCAGACTTCTTCACATTCTTATGAAGAGAGACATAAGGATTATCCATGATGCTTGTCGCATCCTTGACGGTCATACCATTGGATGATGCAACATCCTGCATGTCATTATCGAGTGACAGTGCCATGCCCCAACGGGGAGTATAGGCGGTATCCGGAAACTCAGGGTGAAGATGACCGTAGAACATCTTGCCTGAAAGAATGAAACGCTCTGACTTATTGGTGGTATCAGCTGCGGGAGTATTAGCCATTTGTGTATATTCCTTTGTGTGTCTATTTGTGTAAGTAGGAAGCCTTATATAGGCCTATATGATCTTGGTGTCAATGGGTTTCGGCCCAATTTTTTCCTGTCTTGACATCGCATCCAAGATCGCAACGAAATTTAAGAATTTCTCTGACATTCTTTATAGCTTCATGGGCTGCTCCTGTTAGTTTATCCACGTCATTCTCATGAACTTCCCATTGCATTTCATCATGGATGTTAGCAATGGGTGTTGCTCTTAATGATTTCTTGAAGGCAATGTAGTACATTTGGATTAACCAATGCTTGCAGATGATAGCCCCGGCTCCCTGAAGAAGATAGTTGAGTCCTGTGTGCTGGTGTTCCACCGGAACTCGGCGACCGTCCAAGCCCGGAATGTACTGCTTCTGAACCGTCAGGTCAACCCTCTGTTTCAGCCGCTGAAGTTTCGGTAGGGATGACATGAAGTTATCGATTAATCTCTTTCCATCATTCGCCGATCCTCCGACAATCGCCCCAATCTTTGCAGGGCCAGCACCATAGATCAGGGCATAGATGAATGTTTTTGCCTGATCTCGTGTCTCCAAACCAGCCTTGTTCTGATTGAAGGTATGGATGTCTCCCTCGATTACCTCTTTTGAAAAATCTTCATCATCCATGTAATGAGCAAGACAGCGAAGTTCCAGTGACTTTGCATCACACCCTAGAAGAATATGGTCTTTTTCTTTGGGGATCCAAACCTCACGGCATTGATATCCATAGGGTGCCCGTGTACTTGGAACCTGAGCCATGTTTGGATTTGAATGTGTCATTCTTCCAGTAACTGTTCCAAGTGTATGTACACGACCATGTACAAGATTAGACTCATCAGCAGCATTAATCCACGACTGGACTTGGGCATTCCTCTTTTGAAGCGTCAGGTAATCAACAAGCTTCAAGGATTCATATGTGTTGATGTCCTGAAGAATTTTCTCATCAACCATTGGTTTCCCTGTTTCTGTAAACTTATCTGGTTTCCATCCAAATTGTTTGATTAGTCGATCCGCAATCTGCTGTCGGGATCCGGGATTAAAAGGGATAATCTTTGTCTTGGTCTTTAGATGAATTGTTGTAGGCTCAAAGATTTCCTGTAGCTCCTGTTCAATCTTATTGATATTGTCAGAAAGAAAAGAGGAGAACTCCATGACCTTTGGCATATCAAGACAGAAACCATGTTCTTCCTGTTTATGAATTATGTATCGAACTTTCTTCTCAGTCTCAATAACGTTATCGGGAATATCTTTATTAACAAGGGCCATCCATACTTTGCCATTGAGATCAACATCCTGCATACAATACGTCAGCATTTCCTGAGTCAGACCTGATTTAAAATCAGTAAACTCAATCTTTGGAAAATTCAGGATCTGCCCCCAATTTTTCAGAGAGTGTCCTCCATTTTTACGGGGGTCATCAAGCTGAGATAGAAGCAGGGTGTCCTCAATTTGATTCAGTTTGATATCCATATTGAGAAGCTTGTTGATAACAGGAATATCAAATGAAATCAGATTGTGTCCAATAAAAATAACATCATGATCCTTGATGAATTTTTTTCTGAACTCATTCAGAGACGGATAACCAAGACCTCCTGCATATGTATATATCTCATGTTCTTCAAATGATAACTTTTTGTTTGAAGGAAGTCCATTAATCTTTCTCAGGATTATGCAGTAAATCTTTGTGGCATTAAGATCGTCAGTCTCAATGTCAAGAAGATACCTTGATGTCATGGTCAATCATCCTTCCGATCATTTCATTGAAAGAAACTTCCGGCTTCCAACCAAGTACGGTCATGGCCTTTGCCGGATTTCCGCATAGGCGTGTCACATCATTAGGTCTGATATCGGCAGGGGTGTTATGTACTACAAGATTGGACCAGTTGTCAATACCGATATAACCGAAAGCCGTATCGAGCAAATCACTGATTGACCGTGTTTCTCCAGTGGCAAGAACATAGTCATCCGGATATGAATGCTGGAGCATTTTCCACATACCCCTGACATAATCTGGTGCATAGCCCCAGTCTCTGACTGATGAAATATTTCCAAGATGGAGTTTGTGATCGGCGTTATGAATAAACTTTTTATAATCAGCCACCCATGAAGTTACCTTTCTTGTTACAAAGTCCTTACCTCGACGTTCACTCTCATGATTGAAGAGAATCCCGGAACATGCCCATACATCATAGGATTCACGATAGACTGATACCATGTGATGTGCTGCTGTTTTTGCTACGCCATAAGGTGAATAAGGGTTCAGTGGTGTCGTTTCATCAGCACTCTCTGAGTGAATTGTCCCATACATCTCTGATGTTGATGCCTGATAAAATCTGGTGTGCTTTGATGTAAGACGGATGGCTTCCAGAATATTCAGCACAGCCATGGCATTTGTATCAAAGGTGATATCCGGATTGCTGAAGGAATATCCTACATGTGTCTGGGCTGCCAGATTATAGAATTCATCAGGCTTATGACTGGAGATAACCTGCATCATAAAAGATGAATCACAGATATCCCCATTGATTTCCTGATAACATGGATAGTATTTGAAATAAAGATCATTGTTATTATACTGGTTTACCTTGTACGTAGGTCTACGGGAAATACCGATAACTTCATATCCCTTGTTTAATAGTAGATCAGCTAGATAATATCCATCCTGTCCACTGATTCCGGTGATGATAGCCTTGGTCATTAGAAAGCCTCCTCGATGTTTGCTTCAAGATCTTCAAATGTTTCATTGAGCCGCCCGGTTTCCTTGCTCCAGACAAGGCGGGATGTAGGCCCAGTCTCCCCGGAAAACCTGTTCTTCAGGACACGCACGATGGTGGTGTTCCGGACAACGGGGTCATCATCCTGTGAGTTTCGTTCCAGACCTAGAACGATGTCAGATAGCTGGGCAATACCTGCGGAGCCTCTAAGCTGAGACAGGGTTGTGACACCACCGATCTCATGGCCTCCTCCATTCTGTGGACGCTTCAGGTGGGAGACAACGAAGAGACTGATGTGGGTCTCTTGTACCAGCATGCGTAACTTGGTCATGATCTCATCAAGGGCCTTGCGTTCATCCCCGTTCTCCTGAGAGGAGACAATGATCGAGATGTGATCAAGGAATACGTACTTGCACTCCAGACCTTTAGCCATGTACCTGATTCGGGAGATGATGTTGTCAATCTCAGATGAACCAAAGTGATCATAGAGATAGACTCGGCCACATCCGACCGTGTTCTTGAAGGCTGTCTTAAGTTCTTCCTGAGTGTACACGGTTGTTGGCAGATGGAACTGCTTGTTCGCATCAATGGACATCAGGCCCTGTGCTGTACGTCGGATGCTCTCCTCCATAAAGAGAGCCCCTACATTTTCCTCTGTGTTTTTCAGAATGTGATAGATGATCTCCCTCATGATGGCGCTCTTGCCGATACCAGAGCCTGCCGTAATAGTTACAAGCTCACCACATCGAATGCCGTAGGTTACCTTGTTCAGGTCTTCCCATGGGTAGGAGATCGAGTTGTTCTCAAGTTCAGTCGAGACAAGGTCCCAGACATCCTCGCCTGAGACAATACCATCAGGGGACAGAGGCTTTGCCCTCCACCACTCTCGGGTGAACGAGGCGCTATCCCCGGCCTGTAGATATTCACAGGGGTCCTTACGAGTCATCGGCATGATCAGACACTTACCGATCTCGAAGATTTCGGATAGCTTCTGGGCTGCCTTCTTTCCGGGTTCATCATTGTCAAGGCAGAGAACTACCTTGTCATAAGAGTTAAAGAACTCCAGATTTTTTCTGATGTCTCTTTCAGCACCCTGAGCCCCGGAACGTAGAGAAACGACAGGCCACTTTGAACCAAGCATCTGGTACGTAGCCATGGCATCCAGTTCACCTTCGGTGATGGTAATGTATTTCCCGGTGCCATTGAATAGCTGCTGACCAAAGAGGGTGGCTTGATCAAAACCATGATGGACCTCTTTCTCCGGGCTGATGACAGAGAAGCTCTTGTCAGAACAGACACGCTTCTTGTATGCAACAATCTTCTGCCCTGTCTTTTCATAGAAGGGATAGACATGGGAAATAATACTACCATTGGTATCCTTGGATACCCGGACTCCAAACATTTCTGCTGTTTGTCGATTAATCTTACGATCTGAAATATCAGAGAACTGATAGGCGCTTGTATCGGTACGCCCTTTAGACACAGGTGCTACGTAGTTGTTCATACTGGAGTGCCTCTCTTGGTCAGGGAATGTTATCTTTTCGCAGGAGAAACAGAAGGTCCTGATGGACACATCCCCGTTTGATAACTGATCTTCATAGATTGCATTGGCATCACTGCTTCCACATGATTCACATGGTGAGTGTCTGATGAACTTCGAGTGTGTGACTTCAGAAATTTTAGACATAATTTGAACTACTCAAAGAATCGATGTTCATGGTTGATCTCGATGTCATGGTATTCTCTGTATGTATGCAGAAGATTATTCTTGAATGTGTTGAATTCTCTGGGGGATGCGTACCACTCCAGAACTCTGAGCATGGCATCATGTGTCTCGGGATCAACCATGAATGACTTGTTCTTAGCATCAATCTCAAGAGTATGCTTGATGTTCTCAACAAGAATACGATCACATGTTTCAAAGTCAATCAGGACTTTTAGCCCTTCTTCTTCTTGGTTACTCATCTTAATACTACTCCTTTGTTGTATGAGTGGTGGTGGTGGACGCTAGTGGACTCGAACCACTGACCCACAGCTTAGAAGGCTGTTGCTCTATCCGGCTGAGCTAAGCGTCCATGATCCAATCCGGATATTCCCTGTTGGTATAGGCATGCAGATGCTTCTTACCATGGATGTAATAGGAACGATAAGCCTTAACCGTGTCTTCATCATGGTATTCAGATGGCATGCACTGGGGTGGATCCCTGAGCCATGGTTCCTCTTGAATACCCGGTGGTACGTGGGAGAGATACTGGTCAAGCTTGGTATATGACAGGTGATCCTTCCCATACCTATGCTTGAACTCCATGTTGAGTTCCATGAACAGACCATATAACCACTCGTAATGTGCCTTAGACTCCCGTGCCCAGATGGCACTTGGATGATTCCGGTGTGTCATCCGGTAAACCGAGAATACAAACGGGGAATCACAAAGGTGATGTGCTGTGGAGAGAAGCTGTGCAGTCTCCAGTACCATCTTGGATGCATGCTTGTCAACATGGTATCTGGCACAGGTATTCGGATCTCTGTCAAGAAAGAAGATGTTCATCTGATGGTGCCTCTCTGGCGGGGAAGGCCGGACCTTACCGGGAAAAACCCGGGGATGTCAAGCGTGTTTCGGGGGTTGACAGGGTTGGTTTCGTGTGGTAGGTTGGGGTTGGAGGCCGGGAGAAGCCTAGGTTATTCCTAGGTTCCTAGCTAAGTCTTAGCTCTGTCCTAGCTCTGTCTTAGCTCTGTCTTTATTATCCTTGTTATCCTAGCTCTGTCCTAGCTAAGTCTTAGCTCTGTCTTAGCTCTGTCTTAGCTCTGTCTTTATTATCCTTGTTATCCTAGCCAAGATCCTCATGGATACCCTGTAAACTAGGACACTGTTCATAGAGAATTCTCTGACACTCCAAAGCTACCTCCCGGTGTTCTCTCTGTGTCTCTGGTCCTGTTCTAAGATTGACATAATGAATCCAACTACGTATGCTCCCATGCATATACAGGCTTGTCTTGACAAGACCCTCCGGTAATACTGCCCGGGCTTGTTCCTTGGCAATACCCTGATCAAGAGCCCATGTATATGCTTTGGTCGTTGTCTCGATTACATCGTATTGCAGAGACTCCCACTTTTGATTCATGTTGAAATGTTCAAGATTATCAGGATCAGGGAGTACAGAAGATTGCCTGTTGTTTATATCTTGAAATCTCATGTCTCTCTTGGTCCACCCAAGGTCATCAACACGGGCATACCGCTGAGAATATTCCTGAAATGAAAAGGACCTATGCCTGAGTATCTGTCTTGATATGTCTCTGGTTGTCTCAATATGGAGACACATGGAGATCATCTCGAATGGAGACCAATGTTCATGTTCATAGAGATACTTGAAAAGTCTCGGATTGTTCTTGGTCTGCCCTGATGGATTGGAGACACGGGCATAATAAAGAATGGATTCCTCCGGTGTCATTCCGGGGATCGTGGATATATGGGATAAAGAAACTTTACTCATTTGTGGTTGTCTTCCTTTTAACTATGAAACACATGGTTAATACCGAAGTGTTTAACAAGATTGCAGCATGAGGTGCATGGCCGGGAGCCTGCCAATGTACCATCCTTGGTAATCCTGATTACATACAGATCACATTCTGAAAGAATTTCGGAGCCATGCTTGTTGATTGTCTTAATGATGGCGTCAGTCTCAGCATGCAGGAATATTCTCTGGGGCCTTCCGGCATCGATGGAAAACTTGGCCTGCATTGGATGTGACTTAAGCTTGTTCCAACCAGTGGCAAGAATTCTATGACCACGGGGCATGATAATGGCAGCAGCATGGCGGGATGATCTGATGCGCCCCGACTTATCAACGGCAACCTCGACAAGCCGATTGATGAACCGATTGGTTGTCTCTGTTTCGAGTAGGTGAAAGGGCATGATTTTTGACCGTAGAGTGGCCTCTGGGGTATCTCAGGTAGGGGGATACCTGAGATAACCCCAGAGGGCATCAGGTGAGCTTCCTAGGTGGTTTCTTGGGCCTGTTCTGCGAGGAACTGATGTAGCTCCTTGATAAATTGGAGAACCTCTTCGGTTGTAAGGTCCTCATATGGGGTTGCTGAGACTTTCTCGATATAGTCCCGGAGCAACCAATCAGCATTTATTGACATGTCAGACGTTCCTTACGATCCAATAAAGACAACAAATCCAGATGATAAATATGACGATGCTCATGCTGCCTCAGCGACAAGCTGGGACCACGCCTTGGAATTGAGCCATGACATGACCTTGTCATTGCGCTTGTGAAGGCGCTCCGTGGTGGTGTCATTATCATTTGCCATGCGATTTAGTGAGAATTGTGCTGAATCATGGGATGCATAGTAGGTCATGGCGCTATACATGGCCCACACATTATGACCCCGTGTATCAGCTTCTGTAATGTACTGACTCAACAGATTGTCTCCCATCTTATTGTAAGGTAGGTTGATGTTTTTCTTCGTGTTCTCATTTGGGAACAGGGTTTCAATGAAGCGATGCACAGACTGATTCTTGAGTTCCTTGCTGGCCCATGTCTGGTACAGTTCCATCTTGTTTGTGTATTGTTCCAACGCCTTAATGAACAGACCATCAAAGCTTGGAATTTCATTGCTCCCCTTGTGAACCTTCTTGAACACGTCATAAGAGCCATGGACCATTCCATTCGTGCAGAAAAAGTCGATAGCACCAAGTAGAATCTTGACCGAGCCTGAACCATCAAAAGAATTGTCAATGATGATCCGAAAACCTACGTCAGTTTTATGCCGTGATGTCGTGATCGATCGGGAGATTTCCGGGAACCTGATATCCCTGAATGTGCGGGCATAACCACGGGATGCCTTATCAATGATCTGCATAGTGTCAATTGCAGAGCTATTTAGGTTGGTATGGATTGCATGGTCAACCCGTTCGAATAGTTCGGCATTCGTAATAACCCGGTAATTGTCCCCGACAATGCCGAGGACATTCCCATTTGGATGCACGATTGCTCGGTGTCCCTTGATGGGAGAGCCATTGGTAAGCGAGATGTTGCTCATGATCGGGGTGAAGTTAAGGTCGATATTGGACATTGGATTATTCTCCGAAGCGTTCGATGAGACGATGGGTTGGTGTATAAGATTCATATCGGGAGGATTCAATGATTACCTCTTGATTACATTGGTGGCAATGATAATGCTCATTACCTCCCATGTAGAACGTATATTCCAGAGGGCACGTCTTGGTATTCCTCTCACACTTTGACATTTTCTTCTCCAAAAAGCTTGGCAATTGTTGCGGGATGACCATAGAACGACCAGCGATCCATGAAGCAGGAACCTTTCCAATCCCATACATTGATTGGCTCCTGATCAATATAAAAGCGCCATGAATGACTGACCTTGTCAATGTCATCTACATAATTAGATGGCCCCAATAAAGCTACCATGTCAGACACACTGACGTTTGTAATGGTCCCGACCTTATAGCTAAGACCATCCCAGTTTTCCACACGAATATTCATCTTACTCGCTCCAGTTTTCTGCATGATTGTTGAAGGAAATGATTTCGGCCATTTGCATGGCATCGTCAAAGTTGTCTGTTTCGTATATCTCGTCATTGTCACATTTGACATAATAGGATTTACCATTGTCAAACGAGATAACCAGAACACCGTCCATTTCTACGTAGTTTATCATTTGATTACTCCTGCTTAGTTAGTGCTTGGGATACGAAACATTGGATACAAGCCGAGACCAGCAGGCCCGGCAATCACCACACTTGCCATCTCTTTCGTAAGCACGGCAGACAAAACCATGTGGCTCTTCTTTGTCGTGAACTGTGCTTGTGAATTGATAGGCTTTCAACGGTTTCTGGTCGACCTTGGGCGATGAAACCCTGATGACAAGGTTGTCTGGAAATGCTCCAGTGAAACCATCGATCAGGGCATATTCTTTAGTCGGAAGCCAGAACTTAATGTCCGGCAATTGCTCAGCAATCCAGATCCAATCCCGAAGCATGGCTTCCGACTGAAGATCACCGCTGTCAAATATCCTGAAATATTTATCATCCTCTTCGGCACTTTCAGGAATACGCTTCCGGATTAACTCAATCATAGCGTTGCGCCATCCAATGTTATCCCGGTCATAACCATCGATCCGGTTTTTATGGGACGTTACCACGGATTGATAGAGATAGTTTCCACGAAGTGCATAGCACTTGTGGCATACAGAACCCTTTATTTTAGCTAGTTTAGA